CTGAACAAGAATAACATCTCCAACAGCTGGTGCCGTATCAAACGTTACAACACCCGTGCTTGCATTGTAAGGTGTTCCATCGTATAAACCAGTGTTTAGCTCTGAACCATTTATGAATACTCTAAAGTCAGTAGCTATAGCTGGTAAAGGAGAAAATGTTAAAGTGAAAGCAGTAGTAGAACCATCTCCAGTGAATGACTGAGAGTTGTTGTAGTACTGTTGTTGTGTTCCTGTGAATAAAGGCATATCTTATTGTTTTTCTTCTTGAACGTCTTTGGCTTGTTCTGTTGATGATATTTGGTATAGGTTAGGATCTTTTATTAAAACACCAGCTAATGCTAGTATCTTAAAAACCAAACCTGTTTCTTCAGACTCATGTAATTCAAAATTAGTAGTTGATGATGAGTTGTATAAAGCTTTGCTGTTAACAACAGTATAACCCCAGGCAACTTGAGTTGGCCTAGCTATGTAGTTACACACAACCGTGTCAGAACTACCTATTGTTGTAGGATAAATTTGTATTGATCTTTTCCTAGCTGCATCAGTAGAACCAGAATTTCTTACATATACTGGTCTTTGAATGCTAGGTGCTGTTAGTGGGGATTTTAATATATGATGTATTTCGTTTTGATTTATTTTTTCAATTTCAACATACTCACCACATTTATTAGTGTACAGCTCACCCATTCTGTAGTATTCTGGCAATGTTCCTACACCTAAATTTTGAACAGCTACATCTTCTCTGTATTTTTCAAATATATCTATCTTTTCATCAAAAAGATCTATCATATCTTAATAAGTAGTGTCATTTCCTGGTTGTCTAAGGAATTGATTTTTATCATAAAAGTACTGCTCAAATATATCCATCTGAGCTTGATTAGCTAATATGTTAAACTCTTGAGGTGTTACATAACCTCTTTGCTCTTTATTAGCAATAGCTAAAACCCTTTGATATACTGTATCTATACTTACTGCCATAATTTTTTTTTATTTATAATAACTAGGCTACCGAAGTAGCCTAACTACTATAAGGTAATCTATTTGATTTTCTTTTGTACACTATCCAGAACTTCCATTCCTTCATCTGTCTTAAACCAAGCAGCTAAAGCTGGATATGGTTCTTGATCAAACGGTACAATCATTAGTTTTTTACCGTTTTTAGCCCAAGCAAAAGATCTACCATCTGGTGATAGTTTTATAATCTTTTGATTTACAGCTTTTAAAGCTAAGCTTTTTAAAGCCATATTTTCATCTTGGATTATTCTTAAAAACTCTTGAGGGTTGTTTCTTGCAAAAACTATTGTATCTCTTTTTATTTCTTTACTAGTCATAGTGTCTACGCTTGATGATGTCTCGACTCTTAATAGAGACTCACAATCATCTATACTAAACTCAGAAGCTATTTTTAAAGCTTCAATTTCCATTTCTAAATAAGATAAATCAACTTCAGCTTCTTTAATATCATCTTTTTCATAATAAGACTTACCGTTTAGCGGGTGATAAAGCGATAAAAGCTTTTGTAAATTCTGCTTTTGCTTTGGCACCATAAGTTTTCCGTCTCTAAAAAATATATGACCTAATGTTACTGTACCTTTTTGCTCGTCCACAAAAGGTGAGTTTTGGTTAGTTGCATATCTTAATTCCCTTGTAAGACCTTTGTCTTCATCAAACCACAGTAATGATTTAGCTCTACTGTGTTTAGCGGGTACTGTAAATAATAAAGGTGATTTGTCACCTTTTAATAAATAAACTCTATCTTTAATCTCCCAAGTACCTGGAGTTGCATTTGTTTTTTTCATGATATAATATAATTTAATAAGGGTAATAATTACCCCCGTCAGTTCAACGAGGGTAAGAATTACATTTGTTATTGATTAGTCTCCAGTAACACCATCAGCATCTTTGAATAAGATGAAGTTGTTAGCAGCTTGAACACATAAACATCTTTCTGATAAGAAATGAACGTTCATTGCATCTTCGTCGCTAGTGTAGTTACCACCAACAGATCCAGTGATCCAAGACTTCATTCTTCTGTCATCCGCTTCAGAAGCTCTGTAACGTACGTGTAAGAATGGTCTTTTGATGTTTTTACCTAATTGTTGATCGTAAACAGTACTTGTTCCAGCAGGAACTAATACACCTTGTACATCTCCAATTAATCCTCTTGTAGTACCATCGTTTAGGTATTTCCAGTCAGACTTGTAAAAATCATAAGAACCTCTTCTGAATCCTGAGAATCCTAAGTTAATCGCCATATCTTCAGAGTTGTCAAATACACCGTAAGATGTACCTCCAGTTCCGTAAGAATTTTGAGTAGCTAGCATGTTATCAATTGCTAATGAAGTCCCTCTATTTAAGAACATCATGTTTTCTTCGATAGCACCTTGCTTGTCTAATTCTTGTAATACAACGTCAAATTCAGCTAAACCTTCACCCGCAGCAGTAGATCCAAAATCAGGGTTGTTGTAGATCAATCCTCTTTCTTCAATAGCAGAGAATAAACCTTGTGAACCATGATTTCCAGTACTAGCTAAAGCAGTGTCAAGTTGAGAAGAAGATACTGGCTCAGCTTCAATCATCGCCATTTCTAATTGATCTTCAAATCTTAATCTTGCTTCGTGCTCAGACTTTAAGTACCATAAGTATCCTCCAGTTCCAGCTTCAGTAGTTACTTCTACCCAACCGATACTAGCAGTATCTGATCCATTAACGCTGTACTTGTCTCTTAAAATAATTGGCTTATTTGTAAAAGTAGTAAAATCAGCATCTTTAGAGTTTCCTACGTTAGCAGAACCTTTCTTGTACTCAGATCCATATACGAACACATTTATCGCAGTTTCACCATTAGACCATGATGTACCAACACCTAAGTTAGCAACAGTATAAGGAATAGCGTTAATTGTTGTAGCAGAAGGAGTTGCAGTTACATAACATTTTAGAGTTATACCACCTTTGTTAACAATAATAGTGTCAGCTACATTGATATTGTGAGCTTCACTAAAAGTAATTAATCCTGCAGCAACATCTGTTCCAACAGCTCCAGTATAAGCGATGTGAATACGACCTTGCTCAGACCAAACAACTTGATCAGAAGCCATAGGCATTTCAGCTCCTACCATTTTTAAAAATCCTGCAACAGTTCTGTTACCGAATCTTTCAACTTCTTTTTCATAAACTTCTGGTAGGAATTGTTTAGTAAAGTTGTAATCGTTTCCTGTTATAGACAGGTAGTTTGACCCGTATAAATCTTTTACAGGTCTTGGTGTTAGGTGCGCCAATGCAGCACCTGATGAATTAAAAGGCATAATTTTTAATTTTAATAGTTAAGTTATCTTGTTTTAATTTTAAACTTAAAGTCATTAGAACCACTATCAACTGCTTTTACTGTAAACCCATTTGGATTTGGCGCCTTCTCGTGAGTAGACCTTGGATCCATATCGATGTTTTTAGATTTAGCCATACTGTTCTTAACAGCATCAGCTTTACCTTGTTCGTAAAAGTGTTGAGCTACTAAATCAGGGTTCATTGCTGTAAATAAAGATTTGTGATAACCTGAAGCATCTGACATTTCATTTTTTTCATTCAAGAACTTCTTGACAAAATTGTTAATGTCGCTTTGTGTATCCTTAACCTTTGCAGCATCTTTTACATTAAATCTGTATTTCTTTTCTCCAACCTTATATTCAAAACCTTTGAACTGATCGTTAAAAACTTGAGAAGTTTTTTCTTGAAATACTTTTTGTTGTAAACCTTGACTCTTGTTAGTTTCCTCTAACTCTTTGTTATATCTATTGAAGAAATCTACAGCCTTCTGTTGTTCTGGCGCAAGCCTAGAACCAGCTTTAACTTCTTCATAATATTTAGACTTTAGCCCGTCTAGGTGGCTTTTAGCACTTGCAACCTGCTCTTTTAGCGCTAATTTTTTTCTTTTAATATCTATTTCCTCATCAATATCTTCATCAAACGAAAACTGATCGTCCATTAAGAAGTTTATTTCATCATTATCTAAATGAGGTTTTGTTTGTTTGTAATACTCTCTAAGTAAAGACTTATCATCATAACTAGTAAAATCTTGATTTAATTTAACATAGTCTTCTAGCGATCCACCTGTTTCGTTTATAAACTCAACAACTTTCTGGATGTTTTCTGGTAACTCAACACCAGCATCAGCTTCAACTAAAGCTTGCTCAACTTGCTCCTCAAGTTCTTCTACTTGCTCTTTTACTTCTTCTACCGGCTGCTCTTCTTCTATAACCTCCTCTAAACCAGATACTTGCTCTTCAACTTCTGGTTCCGGTTGTATTTCTGGCTCCGGCTCTTGTTCTACCTCTGGCTCTTCTGAACCTTGTGATAAATCTAATTTAAACGTACCATCTTCTAATTGCTCAGCTTTTGGTCCGTCATCAACCACCTCTTCCGAGACGGCTTCAACTTTAACTTCTTGAGTTTGCTCTACAGCTTCCTCTTGAAGTTCTTCTTGTTTTTCTTCTGACATAATAAAATATTATAAAATTAATAAAAATTACCTAGGATCTGTTGCACCTAAGTCTACACCACCACCAAGTATATCATTACCTGAAGATTCAAAGTTTTTAGGTGGTTTTGAATTATTTCTTTGATCTATAAGTTCTGACTGTTGAGACGCTTGAATTTTAGTTCTTTCGTCTTTACGGTCTTCTTTGTATCTTTCTTTGTTTTTCATACCATCAACTTCTAAACCTTTAAGCCTCATGTTTATTTGAAACTCGTGGTTCATAAGTTCTTTCTTGTATAAAACTTCTCTAGCTAGCTTCTCTTCTTCTATCTTAGCTTTCATTTGCTCTAGCTGCATTTTCTGCTCTGTTATAGATTGATTTTTCTGTACTTCAGCTTGAGCAGCCACTTGTTGAGCTTGAGCATTAGCTTGTGCTTGAGCTTGTATATTTTGCTGTTGCATTAACTGATCTCTCTCTTGTTTCTTTTTTCTACGTATTTTAAGTAATTGATTAGCTAGCTTTATGTTTTTAATCTCTCTAAGATCTATAGCATCTTCTAAATCAATACCTCCACCAGATAAAGCCATTTGTATATTTTGTTCTAATAAAGCTTTTTGCTCTTCGTCAGGCGATAACTCTATATGAATACCAAAATCTGATAAATGTAGATTACCTAACTCACTTAATGTAGATACATTATGTATACCTATTTTTTGTATAAAAGCATCTCTTGTAGGAGAATACTCTAATATATCTGACACTCTAAGTGATATAGCTTCAGCAACTTCTGATGTTATATATAGTCCTGACTGTAATATGTGTCTTGTAGCTGTGTTACTATTAGCTGCTGCTATTTTTTGAACACCAACTAAAGCGTCTTTTGATGGAGTTGATGCATCAGATGACTCGTTAAGACCAGTTACATCACGTATCATTTGTAGGTAGTAATTATACGTACCTATTAAACTTTGCATTTTAGCACCACCGTTCCCACTAGATATTTCTTGTATAGGCACTTTACCTGGGTTCATATCACCTTCAGATGTCATAGATCTACCTATAATAGAACCAGTTTGAAAGAACATGTTTAATGCCTCTTGTGGATTATAATTAGTTCCATTACCTAAATCGATCTCAGCTAAACCATCAGCATCTAAGTATATACCATCAGGAGTCATTCTAGACATCACCTGTTGCAGTTTTAAATGAGTTAGTTGTATCATATCAGCAAAACCAGTTATACGTCCTACAAGTGATTCTATACGTCCCTTGTACATTCTAGGTGCTGTTATACTATAATTCATTTTAACCTTAGTGTGATCACTCTTAGGTCTCATCATGTTTTTACTTAAACTCCAATCAAGTAATATTTCTGTACCTAGTACTATAGCTCCTTCATATAAAACCTCTAGTGACCTAGACATTTTACCATACTTAGCTTCAAGCATTTGATCTACCATAGGATTAAAAGTATCGTCTTTTACTATAACTTTACTAGCTCCTGTTGCTGTTTCTTTAACCTTATACACTTCATTAGCGTATGTTTTGTAATTAAAGTACAGTACTTGTATTTGGTTTTTATCATTTTGATTAGACTCGGTTAAGCTTCTATTATAGAAACCACTGTTTTGAAACCCTTGCCCAGTTATTTTATCTAACTCTTCTTTAGATAAATTAGGGAATTGTTTTTTAAGTTCGTTTATTGGTATTGTTTTTACTTCACCAACATAGTATATATCATCAAAGTAAGGTGACTCAGTATATGAATAAACCATGTTAGCAGGATCAACATATTCAACTTTGATACCTTCAGATTTATTATAAACAGTTTTAACAGCACCCATACCAAGTACTGTTAAATCGTAATTAACTCTTCTTCTAGTTAAATCATACTTGTTACCTTCTAAAACAACGTTAATAGCTTGCTCTTCAGCTATTTCTATAGCTTGCTTATAACTAAGCTGCATATGTAGATCTAACTCTTGCTGTGAGTCAGGTAGTATTTCTGGATCATTTTCATTAAGATCAA